AATATTCTTTAGTTCATCAATTAACTTATTGTGTTCACTAAGTATTTCTAATACTGTTCCATTGTTATCATAACTTGCATCTACTAATTTAGTTGCTGACTTAGCAGTTTCTCTTTGTATGTATTTTTGCCATACAATTTTAGCATAGTTTTCGATATTAGCAGTTGATGGTACAAAGTCAGTAAGTCCAGTTATAAAGTAAGCAAGTGATTTGTTACTCATCTCTTGAGTCTTTTCTGTAACTGTAATAAAATCTACAGCTACTTGTTCTCTATATAACTCTTTAAATGCTTTCCATACATCTTTGCAATCTCCATTGTAAAATGCATTGTCATTCCTTACCCAAGCCATTGCTATTTCTTGCTCTCTATCTCCTCCCAACATTAAACATCCAAGCAATGCTTTTTCTGCTTCTTCTGATTGTGGTAATTGTTTTAGTTCTTCGCTCATTCGTTCTCCTTAAATATATTTATTTGTTGTGTTGGTTCATAATTTATTATAACATACTCCTTTCTACCTTTTTGTCTAGCTTCGTCTGTAGCTCCTACATACTTCCAATTAAGAGTCCTACAATCAAAGTCTTTATACAATTCAGCAACTTCTTCTCTGTAATCATAACTAACCATAAATCGACCACCAGCATCATGTATTTTTTGTACAGATTCTCTTAGTCTTTCGTGGTCTTCCATTGTAAAACTATGATTATAGTATGTTCCTTTCTCTGTTGCTACAATATATGGAGGGTCTAGATACCAGAAATCTCCTCTTCTAGGTTTATACCTATCAACAAGTTCACCAAAATCTAGGTTTTCTATTGTTGCTCCTCCTAAAAACTTTCTAGAATATGTTAGTTCTGCTTCCCAATCTTTATTCATATCTTTATTCATAGAGAATGGAGTGTGAATTAGTTTATTAAAACTATATCTTATACAATACAGATACTTAGCAGCTTGTAGTGGGTCAGGTATCTCGAATGTATTATTCTCGTCTCTTATTTCTCCTTTGAAATTTAAGAATAAATCACGACTTTTGGGAATCCAAAATAAATTATCTATTAGTTCCTTTCTTTTTAAGATAACACTCATGTAAAGATTTACAATGTTTTTATCTTTATCGTTAAGTACGTTCCATTTTGCTTTAGACTTTCTAAAGAACATAGAAAGACCGCCTGCAAACACTTCTATATACCTCTCATGAGGGGGCAAAAGTGGGATAAGTTTCTTACTCATCTCGTATTTACCCCCATAATAAGGAAGTACAATCGGGCAATCGTACCAATCCAGACTAGGCACTAGCTATATTTACCTTTGCCATTTTACATATCTTAGCATAGATTCTTGCTTCTAGCTTGTGTGTAGCTTCTGCTTTTCTATCCATACCATGAGTTGCTACATTAGTTGCAACATTTAGTAAGTCCCATAGATTGTTAGGATTCTCTGCAAGTAATAAACTAGTCATGTAATCTGATGATTGTAATGGAAACATTTTAAGAATGTCTACAATATGAGATTGTTTTACTTTTGTTTCATGTATAACAGGAAACTCATGTTTCATAATCATTTTTGTTTTCTTAATTGTTTCTTCAATCACACCACTAATATCTTTTAATTCCATATTTTGTATGATGTGTTTGTTCTTGTATTTTTCAGCAACAATACCAATAACTAATCCATTTGTACAAACAAGTCTAAATGCTCCAGCTATAATGTTTAATCCTACAGTTCCATCATAACTATTTGCCCAGACTATTTCTGGTGTACATATGTCTCCATTGCTAATCTTTACTTTATGATTATCAAACTCATATTTTACTATACTTCTTGCTCCTCTACCAAAAGATTGTACTTCTTTTAGTTTACCACCTTGTTTAGTAATTATCTTATCAGACTTTTCTATCACCATAGAATTGTCAATTAATCTATAATTATCTGTCATGCAAGAAAGTACTTGTCCAGTATCTTCTCTTACAATAAACTTATACCCAGTATCTTTTACAAAGTCTTTTCCTAATTGAGCGGGTACTTGCTTAACAGGAAACATTATGTCTTGTATATTTGCTTTCATTGTCTCTCCTCTATTTTGATTATTGGTGGAACTCCACCTATTCTTCTACGTTCTAACTCTCTTATTGCTTCACTATCTTTACCTATTGTTTGTATTATAGTTCTTAAATAAGGGAATCCTTTACCTTTATTTACATGACCTCCTTGATAATATGATTCTATACCATGTATTACATTACCATCAGATATACTTTTAATTGCTATTAAAAACTTCCAATACTCTGTTCTATTTTGTGAAGGTATTAAGTCATTTATAATAGTTGCTATTTTGTTTATCTTTTTTCTTGTAGATTGTTTTCTTGCTCTTAACATTTCAGACATTTCTCTACCCATGTTATTGCCTCTGCTGTAAAGATTGAAACCACAAGAAGGGCATTTGCTAAACTTGTTTGTTTTATAAGTAGCCACTTGCTATTTTCTCCTTATAGTCTTGTGCTTGTTGATTTTGCATTCTTAGTTGAGCTTCTTCTTCTCTTTCTTTCCAGAATACTTTTAATATATCACAAACTTCTTTACTTCTATGACCATCATCTCCTATTGCAATGTCTACTGCTAATTTAATCTCTTCTAATGAAAAACATTTTTCCATTTCTCTCTCCTTATTTTTTTATTACTCTACTTCTCTTTCTTACCTTTTCTAAACCCCAAGTAATCCACCATCCATTACCATGTTCTTTAAAAAACTTATCTCTTTCTTTTAAATATTCAGATTCATCTTTATATCTAAAACCTTTTGGATTTTTTCTATCATAGTAATGTCTCATTTAACAATCTCTACTTCTGTTGTTAATCCCCATCGTTGCTCATTCATATAGAAAGGGTCATTTGACTTATGTTTAGTTACATATACAGTTACTGAACTTGGTGTTTTGTTTAGTATTATTCCTTCTGTATATGAATTGTAAACTTTCACAAGTTGTCCAATATTAACATCTTTTAAATGCATTGCTCCTTTTGGTAAAGTTAGTTTAGGTTTATCTTTTAATGCTTTAGTCGCAAGTTTTGCAATACGGCGCTTGACCTTGTTCCAATGATTCATTATGATTCTCCTCTATTAGTTTATTTAAATCTCTTTTTATTTTTATTAAATCATTTTTTATTTTTCCCATAATACTACACATTTCTTGGTTATTCCATATTTCTGCTGAACTAGTTGAATGAACAAGAGATATTATTATAGTTTCTATTTCTGATTTAGTGAATTTTATATTTGCTGTTGCTTCTTCCATTCTATTACCTTTAGTGTTTATAAATTGAGGGCGGCTATTCTTGGTAGTAGAAGAGAGAAGAGAGACTTATATAAATAAGTACCGCCCTCTCTCTAACTTACTACATTTTTATGAAAAGTAAAAGGGGAAGTTTGATTCGCCAAAATCATTTAGTCAACTAATTTACTTTACTTTTCGCTTTGTTAATTGGTTAAACTTCCCCTTTATTTTACTTAGAAGGGTACGTCAGAATCCATTTCATCTTCTGATAACTTTACCCCACCTTGCCAAGTTTTAACAATTGCTACTTTAAATGTAGACCTTTGTTCTTGCTCGTTAGGAGGTAGATGTTTAGTAGCTGCAGTTATGTATGTTTCTCTCTTTACATTAACTTTAACAGGAGTACCAATAACATCCTCTTCTTCAATTAAGATAAGTTTCTTTACATCCTTACCATCTACTTTATCTGTTTTTAGTTCGATTCCTAAGTTCTCTAAGAGTTCAAAGTATCTAGCATTTTTACTTGCAGATGAAGAATTAAGAAATACAAAGAATCCATTATCTTTGAATATTCTGTCTTTAAGATGAGAACAATCACTCTGAGAATGGTCACCGTGAATGTCCATTATAGGTACTTTGCTTTCATTTTTCATAACATAATCATATCCATTCATTTCATACAAATCTTGTTTGCATTCAGATACTTCTTCTGCTATTTTGTATTCCATGTTTACTACTATTGCGGGACCTGCTTTAGTATTTACTTCTCTAGTAGATAGAGTTGTAACATGAGCTGGATATTCACCCTCTTCAACAGGTTTCCAAACATCAGATGGATTGTATATTGCGTCTATTTCTTTTGGCATTTATTGCTCCTTATTGTTTTTTAGTGTTGCATATTTGCTAACGAGTTTATTGTACTCTTCAACAAATTTTGTTTGATTATCATCAGGTGTAGTACCTTTACCACCTCTCATGTACAGCATTGGCACAACCTCTTTATTATCTTTTGTTACAAAGATGTAGGTAGGTAGTGTCTTTCTTTTGCTTACACCACCAGATTTCTCTAGTGATTTAGCAGCTGCATTTGAAAGTACACCTTTTTCTTTTAGTACGTCTATGTTACTTTGTTTTTGCATTATTATCCTCTCTTTCTTTCTGTTATTGTGAATGTGTGAAACGAAGGGTTTATTGTGATTTGTCTTTGGTCTGTGTTGGTAAATACCATCATTGGTTTACCATTAAGTAGTTTGTTACCAAGATACTTCACTCTTTGATGTTCTCTTCCGTCACTTAATCCAATTGTATATAGTTCATTTTCTTGTAATAAACTATCATTGTTTTGTTTAACTGGAATCATTTGTTCTCCTTTTTGTTATTTACTTCTCTCTCAAGTTTAGCAAAAGATGCTTTGTAATTTGCAGTATTAATAGAGTTGTCTTCTATAAGTTCTTTAATAGAGTTAATTCTATCATCATCTATTTCTGATGCAAGTACGAGTATATCACTTTTCTGTATATCAGATAGTTCTAAATCTTCTATTTGATTACGATATACATCATCAGCAACATTCATATACATATTTAATGCTTTTTTCATACAATCAGTATTTGCTGACTTAACATCATTACCAATATCAACAAATGAATCTGTTCCTCTTTGTTTCTGTATACGATGAGCTGCTGTCATGTCACCTTCTCTCCAGATACCTTCATCATACCATTTAAGTCTACCATGCACAACGTATGCTTCACTACCCAATACTTCTGTATTTACAACTTTCCAACTCCAACCTGGAAATTCTTTATCTGCAACAGATTTCATGTATCCAATTTCTACATAATCCATACCCATTTTCTTTTTAACGTAAAATTTAGGTGTTTTTATATGTGAAACTTCTTTATGTTTTTTTGTTATGTTTGCTCTAATACCTTCAACTATTTCTAATGAGTCTGTTGATACCATTATTTGTGTATTATCTGACATTATACTCTCCTATTTTATTAATTTACTTGGACATATTGTTTTATAGTTACAATAATTACATTCCCAATCTTCATATGGTACACCAAATTGCCAACCGGGTCTTAATTTTTCTTCAAAATACTTTTCTCCCATTGCACTTACCATTCCACTTAACTCTTCCCAATAAGATTTAGCTTTATCAATCCATTCGTCTGCATATACTTTTACTTCTCTAATCATACTAGTGTTTTTATTATAGAAAACTAAAAACATATTTAGTTCATTGATGTCTAATTCTTCTTTCATTCCCATCCCATACGTTGCTAATTGCATTCTGTATTTATCAAACTCAAAGACAGGTTGTTTATTTTTTTTAATACCAAACATAGTAGACCATTTGTAAGCAGCTGTTGTCTTTAAATCATAAAGATTAAATACTTTATTGCTATCATTATCTATATACTCTCCTATGTCAAGTGTACCAGTCACATTGTACTCTTCAAGATTAACTTTATGTTCAGAAAAAATAGACACTTTATTATCTATAATTTCTTTTGCATTTGTTTTTATATGATGATGCATAGAATCTTCAAAATCTTTATGCATAACAGTACCAAGTCTTAATATTTTATATGACTTATCATCCATACTATCTTGTGGAAATTCATACAGTCTGTACAATTGTTTTCTATAACAACTACCTGCTGACGATGCATGAAACTTACCATCATTACGAGCATCAGCGTTTTCTTCATTCTTATATTTTAAATAATCTAAATATATATCATGTATATTCATACTCTCTCCTTTCTCTAAATTTAACAATAACTAAGTTTACATACAACAGGATAATGCAAAGTAGAGCCCCAAGAAGGATTTAAGACCCTACTCTGCACTGGTCATCGGAGACCAAATCAAGTTTTTTTATTATTCTCTAAATATTCTTCTCTTGATTTTCTTTCTGTTCTAGATTCAAATGTAAGTTTTACAGAACGAGATTTTCCAACTATTATAGTTAGAAATCCCCATTGACCTGTAGATATATTATTTGCTTCAAGAAATGATTTCGGTAATGTTATTCTACCTTCTTTATCTATTTGCAATCTACATATCTTCATGAAGCTGCTAAACCCCAAAAGAAAAATGCTTTTATGTTACGTTTACCTTTGTAACCTTCTTTCTCTTTTATTGCTTTTAATACTGCTCCTTTTATTTCTATACAATTCCATTCACTAAACTTTGTACCGTCTATAGTTTTATCTACAAACTTCCAGAATTTCTTAGTACCATATCTAGGATGTTCTGTTATTATTTTAAATCCATCAGATGTAGATATTGTGCCATTATATCCATCATGTCCATGTTCATATTCTGCGTCTTCTACTAATTTATTGTATGCTTGACCTGCATTTTTGTATCTACCTAATGCTAAGTCCATTGATTCAAATGCTCCCATTACTTTGTCTCCTTTGTTTGTTTATAAATAGGTTGAGGGTCACTTATTGGACAATCTGATTTTTTTTTATAAATTATTCCAGCAAATCTCCATCCTATTATTTTCTTTTTATTATTTAACATATTTTAAACCCTTTACTAGTCTTACAGAAATCAATAAACTCTTCAATGTGTTCTTTATCCATTCTATAATTGTATTGAAAGTTTCTGTCTTTACCTTTAGGTATTCCTTCTGCTCTTGTATACTCTGTGTTACAAGCATTACAATCACCTTTTACATTCTCATCATTCCTGTATCCTGTAGCATCACAAAACTTGCAATCTTCTAGTGGTAGATTATCAAGATAGTAGTGATACTCTTTTATTATTTTAGGTATGTTAAGAGATTTTAATTTATTATGAATCTTTAATGCCATCTTTTTATTTATTTCATATCCATCATTTATTGAACCAGATTCGTATGCTTCTTCAGGTAGAAAATCTTCACATTCTGTTGCTACTAGTCTCCATATTGGCCTCCAAGACCAAACATTTGCTCTAAAATAATCATCATTCTTTATACTATATAAGTCCATTCCCATGTGTATTCTCCTAACTATTATTGTTCATGAATTGTAAAGCGTGAAGTCTCCAGATATACTCTGGTTTACCATAAAGACCTTTTCTTTTTTCAGGTGTTTTCTCTAGATGTCCTTGTTTAGTTAAGTCTGTTATAGACCTACGTACAGATGTAATTAATGTACCAACAGGCAATGCTAACATTACTTGTGATGGTGATGCTGACTTACTTGTTTTAAATATTTCAAGTATTTTTTCTTGTTGCGATTTAGTTTTCTTATGTGATTCTTTTAAATCATTACCAGTTTCATTAGTTGTGTTATAGTACATATTGTTCTCCTTTATGAATATTTAGCGTTTAGTTTATTATAGTTTTTTATACATTGATACCATTTGTTTTTGTCTAACGTAGACATTTTCATTGCTTCAGGACTAAGCATATTATACTTACCTTCTGCTTGTATCTTCTTATATTCTTCAAACTCTTCTTTTGTTACTTCGTATGACATAATCTCTCCTTTATTATTTAAAATTTATGGGGTGAATGTGTGAACTGCGGAGTCCTACAAACATGACGTTGTTTTTATCCACCCCAAAGAAGTGACAGTTTTCGTTTTAAAGTGTATCACTGCCAAAAACACTTGCTAAGATTAATAGTGCATTCTGTATCCTGTGAGAAATCCTGTATCTTCATCTTCCCAGTTCACTATCTCAAACCTTACATCGCAATTGTCTTGAATGTACATTATATCATCCCATTCAATACTGTTCCAATATCCATGTTGTAAGATTCTACCAGCAGATAACCCATCAGAACAATCTTTAAAGCGCAGGTCTTTATGTTTATATCCTTGTACACCAAGCAATAACATTATCTTATGCTCGATAGGATGCTTTGGAGTATCAAACTCTAGATTGTGTAATCCCATGCTTACTCCTTTTGTGCATTATCTTTACTTTACCATTAGTTATAAATATAACTGTGTTTCTATTATGCATATCGACACCTACTATCTTATCAGGTATCATTGTTTCAAAGTCCTTTATTGTGAACATATAGTTCCTCCTTTTATTATGTGGTTTATTGTGAAAAATTTTCTGCCTGCGCTGATGTATCCAAAACATCCACAAACAAATAGTCTGTGTTGGAAACGCAGGGCTTACGTCTTTTATTAGAATTTATGCAAGAACCTGTGTTAATCCCTACCTCGCAATTAGCACGATGTTAACTCTCGTGTTGTCGATATAGGAGCAGCGGGTTTCGCTACGAGTTCCTAGTTACTCACACATATAGGTCTTCGCCACCTTCTATGATGCTTATTACCTATGGATTCTTGCAATTATTTAAATCTTAAAGTGTATGCCCAAGTGATGCAAAAAGTAGTATATATATAGTAATAAACTCCTTATATGACACTCTATGACACACTCTTACGACAATCAATGTAATAATATGTAATAATATAGGTTGTGGGAGCAAAATTAATCACTCCCATCCTATCTACTTAAGCTGTCCTTGTATAGGTTCAGACTTCTTATCAAAGTCCCAGATAATTTCACCATGCAATGCTTGACACATAGTATTAAGCTGTTCAAGGTTAGCCTTAAGTTCTTTAGTATAGTCATACTTAGACTTAGGTTTAAACTTAAACATGCTATTATATCTAGGATTAGATTCAGCTGCTGAGAAACTTGCCCAATACTCACCGAGCAATTTCTTAGCTTCAGCTCTGCACGACTCTAATGAATCGAACACGCTTGTCTTAACTTCAACTGGACTTTCTGTTCTGAATGTCATATTATTCTCCTTTACTTATTAATTAATCAAATAAAATACAAATCAAAAATAACGTAAATTCTATTTACGAAATCCCCCGTATAGGGGGTATACTATGGGAAAAAGGGTGTATTTCAAAATCCTATAATTTTCTTGGGTAACAACTTGGTCATCGCTTGACTTTGGTTTGACTTATGTATTAGATTCTGGGCGGTGGTTGGGTAAAGGATTAATATAATGTGTAGTAGAAAGATGAAATATAATGGCTCAAGAATACAAAGAATTAAGTAAACTAACCTTAGATGAGCAAGAAGACATTCTTCGTACAATGTCTCAATCTTATTACCCCATAGAAATAAACGATAAAGTATTTATGATACCTGAAGAGGTAAATAACTTAATAGATAGACTCGTTGAGAGATTAGAAAAAAGTGGACATCAAGTAAATATAGGAGATATCTTTGGAGACACAAACGATTAAAGGAGTGCCTCACTATGTATATGATACATACGAGGAATTTAAAAAAAGTTGCCCTAGTGAAGAATTACACGATGATTGGAGGACTGGTAATCAAGGAGATTGGGTAAAATCTGATGATGGTAGGATTGTTCAATTATTAAAAGTAAGTAAAAATGTTAATCATCCAGGCGACAGAAAGAACTATAAATACGCTAATGGGTGGGTAAGAACTATTGTTGGTAGCTTTTTAAATAGACATACAGTTAAAATGGATACTGATTTTTCACAACATCCTAATAGGTATACATTTAGTAAAACAATTAAAGATACAAGTAAACGAGTAAAAGAACGTACCAAAGTAACAAACAAAGAAAAACAATTTGCTACGAATGTTGTTGTAGGTATGGGTGCAGTAAAAGCATATCAAAAAGCATACAATGAAATGTCAAAAAACAAAGCTGGTAAAAAAGCAGCTGTATTACTTAAACAGGAAAGAGTTATGAAAGAAATAGAAAAGTCCGTATTAGACGTTGCAAAAGGATTAGGTATAGACCACGAGTATATATTAGAAAAATTAAAACATCTTGCTGACTATAGTGAAGATGATAATATAATATTGCAATCCACTAAAGAATTAGGAAAGATTGTAGGAACATCGGGTAGTAGTGTTAAACAAATAGAAACTGGTATAGTTGGAATGTTTCAAGGGTTTGGTTCTGAAGACGTACAAATAGCAGGTCGAAAAAAAGAATTAGTAGAAACAAATAAAATAGAAGAGGTATAATATGTCAAAGAAAGATGCAGATGGTAATATAGTAGGTTGTAGTTATTGCGGAGCAAGAGATATAAAAAAAGATGGGTGGGAATACAAAGCAAATGGTCAAAAAACACAAAGATGGCAATGCCTTGCTTGTGGTAAAAAACAAATGCACCCAACAATTGTTGTTAAATCTCCTTTTGAAGCAGAGACAAAAAAAGTAGAATTTGTTCCTATAGAAGAAATTATTGCACACAGAAACAAACAATACAATCAAAAACTATCATCTAAAAAATCTAGAAATTTAATTAATATTAAAATTAATCAAATGGGGCCTATAGGTATACTACACTTTGGTGACCCTCATGTAGATGACGATGGTACAAACTTAGCAGAAATATATAGCCTATGTAATCTTGTAAATAAAACAGATGGATTGTTTGGTGGTAATCTTGGAGATATTCAAAACAATTGGATAGGTAGACTACAAGCATTGTACGGACAACAATCAACATCTGCAAAAGAATCATGGAGACTTACAGAACATTTTGTTAATCAAGTAGATTGGTTATACTTAGTAGCAGGTAATCATGATGTATGGAGTGGAGATGGAGACCCTTTAGAATTTATTATGAGACAACATAGTGGAGTGTATGAACAATGGGGAGCAAGATTAAATCTTATTTTTCCTAATGGAAAAGAAATTAGAGTAAATGCTAGGCACGTTTTTAAAGGAAATAGTATGTGGAATACTGCTCATGGAGTAGCAAAAGCTGCTCAAATGGGATGGAAAGACCATATTCTTACTTGTGGACATACTCATGTATCAGGTTATCAAGTAGTAAAAGATGCAGCTAGTGGATTAATAAGTCATGCATTACAAGTAGCTTCATTTAAAATAATGGATAGTTATGCAGATAAATTAGGATTAGATGATAAAAATATATTTAATGCGCCTGTAACTATTATAGACCCTTATTATGAAGATGATGATAATAGATTAATTACTACTATATTTAATCCATACGAAGGTGCTAATTATTTAGAACACAAAAGGAAGCAATGGAAAGAATCAAAAAAGAAATAGTAATTGTTTACACATATTTAAAAAAAGAGTTTAGTGTTGACTACTCAACAACTCCTTATCCCGGTCCGTGGAAAATAAATAATAATATGAAAAATGTAAAATATCATAGATAAAAGTTTATTATAGATGGCAAATATAAACACACAAAATGTAAGTGAAGCTGAAGAAGCATTAAAACTTGCCTATACAGACTTAATTGCTTTTGGTAAATTATTCTTACCTGATGATTTTTTACGAAGCGAAACACCATTTTTCCATTATGAAGTTGCAGATGCAATAGATGATTTAGAAGTAAAGCAATGTGCAATTATTATTCCTAGAGGTCATGGTAAAACTGTTCTTACAAAAGCTTCTATGTTAAAAGACTTTGTTTTCTGTAAAGATGATTTTCTTTTCTATGCTTGGGTATCTGCTACACAAAAACTTAGTGTAGGTAATATGGATTACATTAGACACCACTTAGAATTTAACGATAGATTAAAATATTATTTTGGAAATTTAAAGGGGAAAAAATGGACAGAAGAAGATATAGAGTTAAGCAATGGATGTAAACTTATTAGTAAAAGCAATGTCGCAGGAATCAGAGGTGGAGCAAAATTACACAAAAGATACGACCTCATCGTACTCGATGACTTCGAGCATGAAGCAAACACAATTACGCAGGAAGCAAGAGATAAGAATGCTAATCTTGTTACTGCTGTTATCTATCCCGCTATTGAGCCTCATACTGGCCGCCTTCGTGTTAACGGCACTCCTGTACACTATGATTCTTTTATTAACAATCTTCTCAATAATCATGCAAAAGCTAAAAAAGAAAATAAAGAGTTTGCTTGGAAACTAATTACATATAAAGCATTTATAGATAACGATACTCCTTTATGGGCATCTTTCTTTAATAAAAAGAAATTAGAAGAAAAGAAAAAGTTTTATTCTGATAGTGGAATGCCTCAAAAGTTTTATCAAGAATATATGATGGAAGTTCAATCTGAAGAAGATGCTATATGGAGAAGAGAACACATTAGATATTGGAATGGGTATTTTAAAAACGAAGATGGTGTTAATTATATTGTAAAAGATGGTGATGATATACCAGTCAATACATTTATTGGATGTGACCCTGCTACAGATATTGATACTAAACATTCTGATTATAGTGTTATGACTGTAATAGCTATTGATGCTAACAATGAATTATATGTATTAGAGTATGAAAGACATCGTAGTATTCCTACCATAGGTTCTAAGAATCCAGACACAGGAGATATTATAGGAAAGAAAGGTGTAGTGGATATTATTATAGAATTACATCAAAAATACAATTGTACATCATCTACAGTTGAAGATGTAGCTATGAATCGTAGTATATTTCAAGCAATGAATGATGAAAGAAGAAGACTAAACAAGTACGATATATCTGTAATACCAGAAAAACCAGGCGGAACACAGAAACGAAATCGTATTTATTCTGGACTTTCTGGGCGTTTTAGTACTGGAACTGTACATTTACGTAAAAATATGTTTGATTTGATTAACGAAATACTTACTTTCGGGCCTAAAATGGCACATGATGATACAATTGAATCACTTTATTACTCACAAATACACGCATTTCCACCAAGTATGAAAAAAAGTAAAGATAAGAAGTCATGGTTTAAGCCAAAAAGAAAAGTTAAAAGTTGGTTAGTATCGTAAGGAGTATATATGCCTAAGTTTGGAAAAAGGTCAAAAGAACGATTAAGAGGGATAGACGCAAGATTAGTTAGTGTCCTAAATGAATTAGTTAAGATTATGGATGTTACAATCATTGAAGGATTACGGAGTGAGCAACGACAGGAAAAGCTACTAAAAGAAGGCTCAACGAAAACAAAGTTCAGCAAACACATTACGGGAAAAGCTGTAGACCTCGCTCCATATCCTATCGATTGGAAAGATAGAGACAGATTTCATTATATGGGTGGAATGATTAGAGGTATTGCAAAACAATTAAATGTTAATGTTCGTTGGGGCGGCGACTGGGATTCTGATGGTGAAACAAAAGATAACCGATTCGATGACTTAGTTCATGTGGAGATTAAAGGGTAATGGCACGAGTAACTAAAAAAAATAAAGCACAAGTAAATAAACAAATATGGGATAAAGTAAATAATTCTCATAGACATAGATGGCAGAGTGTAAGTCAAAAAGGATATGATTTTTATCTAAACGAGCAACTTACAAAAGAAGAACTTACGATGTTGGAAGAATCTGGAATGCCAACATTTACTATAAATAGAATAACACCTATTATAGAAATAATGAAATACTTTGTAACTGCTAACGACCCTAAGTGGAAAGCAGTAGGGGCAACTGGAGACGATGTAGATGTTGCTCAAGTTCATGCTGATGTAGCAGATTATTGTTGGTATCTATCAAATGGTAAATCTTTATATAGTCAAGTAATATTAGACTCACTTACTAAAGGAGTAGGTTATTTTCTTATAGATATTGATAAAGATGCAGATAGAGGAGTAGGTGAAGTTTGTTTTAAAAGACTTGACCCTTATGATGTATTTGTAGACCCTGCTAGTAGAGATTTTTTATTTAGAGATGCAAACTTTATTCAAATAAGAAAGAATATTGCTAGAGCAAGGCTTGTTAATATGTTACCACAATTTGAAGCAAAGATTAAAAAAGTAACAAAAGGAAGTGATGTAATATCATATTCACAAAGAGATATTGACTTTACAGATAGTATTCAATCAGAAGATTTGACATATGGTATTAACATGGATGCTGAAGACGATGACATTGTGCCATACTATGAAACATATAGTAAGAAAAAATTTAAATACAGAAATGTATATATTAAAATAGAACCTTCTGAATCTCAACTTGTTATGTTAAAAGAACAAGTACAAGAACAATTAGAATCTTTTAGACAAGAAATAGAAGTAGGTTTAATTGAGAAGCAAATGCAAATTGAACAACAAGCTCAAGAAGGTGAGATAATTCCAGAACGAGCAAGATTAATGATTGACAATTCTCAAAAAATGGCTGCTCAAGCAATACGAGAAAAAGAAATGGAATTAATATCTCAAGCTAGAGACGAAGCTACCATTATTAAAGAACAAGTAATGAGTGAAGCATCGTATAAAAAGTTTGAAGCAGATAAAAACTTCTCTAAAAACATTGTTGATTCTGTAGAGTTTTATGAAAATAGGATTGTAAAGACTGTAAGTGTAGGAGACGATACATTCTTATATGAAACAATTATTCCTATAAATGAATATCCTATTGTACCAATTTCTTATATGTACACAGGAACTCCATATCCAATGAGTGCAGTAACTCCACTTATAGGTAAACAACAAGAAATAAATAAAGCACATCAAATAATGCTTCACAATGCAAATTTATCTTCTAATCTTAGATGGATGTATGAAGAGGGTTCAGTCCCTGAAGATGAATGGGAAAAGTATTCATCAGCGCCTGGAGCATTGTTAAAATACAGAAGTGGATTCTCTCCACCTACTCCAATACAACCAGCTCCAATTAATAATGCATTCTTTACTGTTGTGCAACAAGGTAAATCAGATGCAGAAT